CGATCGCTCATCGGCGACATGCCGCCGTACTCGAATCCCGGAGGGCTCACTGCTGAGATGTCCTGCGTCTTGGACGAGACCAGCACCGGACCAGGCGCCGAGCCGCGCGACGCTGGCTGCGGCGAGCCGAGCAGCAGCCCGACCTTGCCGATCTTGAAGTGGTACGGGTACGGGCTGCGCCGCGCGGCGACGTAGCTCACGCGCAGCGCCTCATCGGAACACCGGCCCGAAAATACGCCCCTTCCGCAGCGTCAGCGTCGGCGCGACCGCGGTGAAGTGCTGGTGCGTCTCGTCGTTGAACCACGCCGCGGCTGCCGCCTGGTCGCGGATCAGGCGCTGGTTCGCCGACGGCTCGAGGAGGTGCCCGAAGCGCCGCCAGCCGACCAGCAGCGCCGACGCGACCGCCCAGGTGCGCGTGATCGGCGCCTCGTCGGTCTCGTTCACCAGGCCGCTCTGCTGCCCGAACGTCCCGCCGGACACGCGGCAGTGGTCGTACGCCCGCTTGTAGCAGCGCAGCCAGATTTGATCGCCGCCGTTGAACGTCCTGCCGTCGGTGTTGAAGATCATCGACGCGCCGTCGCGCTCGACGTGGCCGTACACGACCGCTGCGAAGGGGTCCGACGCCCAGGGATCGACGCCTTCAGCCAGCACGCCCGCCTGACGGATGTGGTTGGGGTCTTGCAGCCAGGGGCAGACATCGCGCAGGTCGTGCCTGGTCACGCCATCCACCGCAGTACACACCACGTCCACGACCAGCCAGCACTGCTTCAGCCCGTCGTTGATCAACTGGTGCATGGTCGGCGCGTCCCACGGCCCCAGAATTTCGAACTGCTCGCCGATACCAGGACCGCCGAGACAGTCCACGCCGGTGCCCTCGAGACACTCGTAGGTGTAGTTCTCCAGGTCCAGGTAGGTGTGCGCCTCGAGATAGGAATATGGCGTGCTGCCGGGTGGGGAAAGCGGCGAAATCGTCCACGGCAGGTCGGGCGTGAGCGTGCCTGTCGGCGGGTCGTAGGTCTGGACGACGCGGTGCTTGTCGGTGAATTGCGTCGCGTACGGGCGGTAGATCGGACGGTCGAGGTACAGGTCGCTCTGGGCGATGCCCGACTGGATCGGGTAGACGTCGCACACCAGCTTGTTGACGTCCGAGCTCGACGTGGCGCGCACGTTGTAGCTCTCCGGCCCGACGTAGGGACCGCTCTCGACCGCCAGGTTGCGTCGGTACTCAGCGAGGCTCGGCATGGAAGGGGGGCCAGTCAGACGGCGCCTTGACAGGCGTAGCGTACGGCGCGACAGGCTTCGCCGAAGGAACGGTTGCCGGCGCTGGCGAGGAAGGCGTCAACGTCAATGCAAACGGAGGCCAGAGACCGCGACGCACCTCGAGCCGCAGGTCGCCGACCGGCCAGAGCCGACCCTCGTACGTGATGAACCAGCGGAACAGGTAGCGGTAACTGAAGGCGCCCGTCGGCGCGAACGTGCCACTCCAGGAGCGCCGCAACATCCTGGCGGTACCGACCGTGCCCGACGGATGCAGCGTCCCGCCGAGCGACCGCGTGAAGATTTTGCCGAGCAGCACCAGGCCCGAGCTCACCAGGGAACCGACGTAGGAGCGTCTGAGCGTGCGCTGAGAGGGCACCTGCCCCGTCGGGACTAGTGAGCCCCCTATCCGCAGAGACAGAGCCCTGGAACGCCCCAGGGTGCCGCTGGAGGGCAACGTGCGGGTGATCGTGAGCCGACCGCCCTCCAGAACGCCGTAGGTCGGCGCCGCCTCGAGCGAGGCGTAGGTGTTGGTCCCGTTGTCCCAGGTCGCGTACTGGTTCAGCGCCGCCGTAACCGGCACTCATCTAGCCGCCCGACGTCACCGTCGCGATGTACGTCGCGATGATCGAGTCGCCCGAGTTGAGCGCCAGCCCGGTAAAGACCGAGCGGTCCCACAGCGTGCCTCCAGGAGCGGCTGCCTGCGAGAACAGACCATGCTCGGTGATCGTCACCGCGGCGTCGACGGTGATGGTCGCGACCGACTGGTACTGATTCGCCGCGGGCGCCGACTGCGCTCCCGTCGGACGCACGTTGTCGGTCGAGTACTGCGTCGTGAGCTCCGTCACCAGTGTGGTCTGCGCCACGGCCTCCGCGGTGCTGCCCGTCCCCAGAGCGTGGTAGTTGAAGAGCTCGAGCTCGAAGGTGTTCCTGAAGGCGTTGACGACCGCTGCCACGCCCGCGTCGGTGATGACGCGCCTCGAGACCACGCCCAGGTCTTGCCAGCCGCCGTTTGACCCACCGCGGACGACGACCAGGCTGAGGCTTGATTCGATCAGCAGCGCCGAGCTCAATGCGTCGATCAACTCCTCGGCGAGCTCAGCGGGCAGGTGACCGCACGCGGCGTAGACGGCTCGACCGAGCCGAGACTCGGTGATACGCCGCGGCATCAGACGGGTAATCAGGTTCGACTTGACTGCAAGCATCAGGGCTCCTCGACTGCCACGGTCGCGACCACGCCAGCGTGACCGCCTGCCTGCGCGCACACGATGCTGACGACATCGCCGATCCGTACCGCACGGTGATTGGGAATGGTGCTGGTGAACTTGCCAGTCTGACCGCCTGGCAGTGTCGGCCTCGAGGCGGGATTGGTGTACACGCTCGTGCCGTTATTGCGGACGTCGATGACCGTCGGTGTACTGCCGCTCGAGCCCTGCGAGAAGCACGCGACGGAACGAATCTGGCCGGGTGCGGTTGCGACCATCGCGCCTAGAACCTGCTCCGCATTCGGCGCCGTCGCCGCGTAGCCGCCGATGAAGCCCTGGATTCTGGTCGCATCAGCCATTCATCTTCTTGAGCGTCTGCGCCAGACGAGCTCGGCGACCTGTCACGCCGCCTTTCTTTGCAGCGGCTGCGAGCTTGGAGGCGGGGATCGGCTTCCCAGGCTTGGCGCCGAGCGACTTTCGCAGCGCACCAGGCTTGGATATCGCCTTCTGAATCCACTTCTCCGCCACGCGAGAGCCTACTTCTTGCCCTTATCGGGCGGCAGATCGCGCTTCTTGTCCAGCGCCTGGTCGCGTTTGGAGCCTTCCTTGATGCCCGCCTTGCGGTCAGCCGCCTTGTCTTTGCGCTCGGTGTACTTCGCCATCAGACGTCCACCACTTTCGCACCACGCCGCTTAATGACGATCGACGCATGCACGCCGCCCTGCTTCTCGCGGTTGTCGCGTCGGTACACCGCGGCCTCAATCTGCTTGTAGACCCTGGCGTAGTCAGCTTCACTTTCAAGTCCAACCCGCCGCATCGCCTCGCTTTGCGGCAGCGCCAACCACGCTTCAGCGTCTACGACATCGGGCGTATTAGCGTCGCCCTCACCATCTCCATCCAGGCAATACCCATCTCGCTCAACGCGCACCACCTGATCGGGACCGAGCAGCGAGTGAACGTACTCGACCTCCTCGGTGGTCTGGCAGAAGCGCATACCCCCGCCTTTCAACGAGATGCGATAGAAACCCGTCCCGAAACGACAGTCGCCGCGGTGAACAGGAACGACCAGGAGTCCCGGAACGGGATCAGTGGACGTGACTGACATCGTTTCTGGCCCACGCCTCGATCGTCCTGGCCGCAGCGATCCAGGCGTCCTGCTCGCCGCCGGTCAGACCGTCCCACGGCTTGCTGATGTCGCCCTGCTGCGTCATGAAGGCGTCGTACGCCATCTTGCCGAGCTTGTCGTCAGTCTGGCTGCTCGCCATCTCCCTCTTCGCCCTCTTCCTCTGCAGGGTCTCCAGCACTCGCTTCGGCAACCTCAGCGGGCGGTGCCTCGGGCTGATCTTCGTCCTCCGGCTCGTCGGGAGGGTTGGGGTCCGGGGTTTCGAACATGGCGCCTCCTACTTGGTGGTGAAGGTGTACAGGATGGTCACGGTCGTGCCGTTGGCGTTGGTCGCCTGAACGTTGGCGTAGTACTTGGTGCCGCTGGTCAGGCCCGTTAGCTGCACCATCTGTGAGCCGCTGGCCGCAGCCCCCGCTTTGTTCGAGGCGACCGCCTGGGTGGTGCCGTAGTTGATGCGACACGACGTCGGCACCACGTCCAGCACGAAGATGATGTCGCACGTCGTCGTAGTGATGTTGCCGTATAGCTGAACGGCAGTGATCCGCGGAGCGCCCGCTGGCTGGCTCTGCGAAACCACACCACTCGGACGCGAGACCATGCCCACGTAGCCCTGGCTGGCATTGGCAGGCGCCCCGACTGGAGCACCGACCAGCAGGTCGTTGCCTGCGTAATCGACGGGCGTGTGCGTCCAGAGCCCCTGTGCCGCGCCGACCTGGGCCTGGATGTCGTCGCCGTTCATGCTGCTGGCGGGGGCTCTTCAGGCGGCGCAGGAGGGGGCTGCTTCGCCAGGTCAGCCAGGTATGCGCTCAGGTCAGGGATGTCCTGCTCAGCGCCCGCGGTGTAGCCCTTCCACTCGTAGTAAGGCACGTTCGCCTTCGGCGCCAGGAAGGTGGTCCCGTCCTTCTTGGTCATCGTCACGTACGCGGTCGGTGAAATCTGCGGATCGGGACCGCTGGTCGCGGCCTCGACCGTGTTCGGCTTCAAGTCCAGGATTTCCTGAGGCGACGCATCGGCAGGCGGGAAGACGTACTCCTCAGGACCAGCCATGATCGGCGGCGCCGTGGGGCTCGGATCGACAATGGGTGCAGGATTCTTCGCCATCAGGCGCCTCCTCGCTGACGACGCCGCGACTGCTCGATCGGATCGTAGCCGTGAGAGGCGTTGATCTTGGCCTCGAGCCCTTCCATCGACATCGTTTCGGTGGTCTCGACACCGGCCAGGAGCTTGGCGTCTTCCGCCGCTTCGCGCGCCGCCTGGCGCTTCGGCTTGATGACGCGGATGTCCTTGCCGGTCTCTTCTTTGATTTGCCTCAGGTACTCGCGAATCTCTTCGACCGAGTAATCATCGAACGTGTCCTCGAGCATCAGGTCGCGGTACCGCTCACCAGCCCGTCGGATGGCATTGATCAGCGCCGCCTTCTCGCGCTGCTGCTCCAGGAGCTTGGGGTACTCAACGGTCTTGTACTGCTCGACTTCCGACAGTGAGCCGTCCCGACCAGGCTGCTCGCGGAGCTCGTGGTAGCCCTTGTCGGAGTAGTAAGCGCGGTTCTGAGGATCGCCCTGGAGTTGCACGACCGTGCCGTCCGGCTTCAGGAACCACTTCAGCGGGTAGTTGTAGTTCTGCCCCTTGACCGGCTGCGTTGCCACTGGAGCGGTCTGCTCCAGCAGCTTGTCGATGAACTCGTTACCAGTGACCTCAGCCACGCCGTGGCCCTCCTAGCTGGCTCCGTTGAGCAGGATGCCGAAGTTATCGCGCATCTCCTGGTGCCCGTAAATCTCCTCGACCGCGAGCTTCCAGGTGAACATGTCGATGTCGTAGAAGATGTGCGTCTTCGGCGACCGCTGCATGACCAGCGCCAGCGCGTCGCGGTGGAAGATGGCGCAGTTGCTCTGACCCGCCGCGGGCTTGACCAGGTTGGTGGTCATCTTCAGCGTCAGCCCGTACATGTCGCCGAGCGTGCCCGACCGCACAGGCTCGTTGCCGGTACCGATGTACAAGGCATTGCTCCACCGATCGAGAGCGAGCTTGGCGACCTTCTCGGCTGGCGTCATGACGAAGCAGCGGTCGTCCTGGGGGACGTCGGCGTCGTCCAGCAGCTTGATGGCTGCCAGCACGTTGGCGTCCGAGACCGCGGTGCCGAGCGTGCCGACCGCCTGCGAGAAGCCAGCGAAGTCTGAGGCGAGCTTCGAATCGACGTCCTTGGCGACCGCGTAGCCGAGCTTCTGCTGGTACTCGTTCTGAACGTCCACGATCGACTGCACCTTGACGATGTCCTCGATGCCGACCGCGGCGTAAGTCCAGATGTTGAGCGTGATAGTGGTCGCCGTCTCTGCCACGGTCTCGTACTGGATGGCGTTGTTCTCGCCCTTAGCTCGAGCGGCGAGGTTGCCGATCGACGCGACCTTGACGGTCTTGCCGACGGAGGCGTCAGCCTCGAAGCCGCGGTTCACGCTCGCGGCGATGACCAGGTTCGACTCCGTCGCCCGCAGCACCTGCTTGCTCCAGATGTCTGGCGAGAACACGCCGTCGGCGATGGTCTTGTCTACGAACTCGTTGCCGGTTGCGGCAATGCCCGTTCCGACTGCCATTTAGGAACCCCTATGTCTGTCGAATGGGGATGCCCCTCGTTGACCGATGCTGCACCCCGGGTCTCGGATGGCCGTTCTCATCGAACAGCGCCTCGTACTCGCGGAGCGACATTGCAGCGACCTGCTCGTCGGTCACAACACGGACGCGGGGAGGGGTTCCACCCTCGCGCTCTGGGACCGGCTCGGAGCCGTTGACTTCGCTCAAGATCGACTTTCGCAGTGCGGACTCCCGCTCTTTGAGGCGGTGCTCGGTTGCTTGATCGACCAGGTAGGACAGGTATTCTTGCAGACCCTCGGCCCACGGTTTGCCGTCGCCGAACGTCTTGCCGGCGACCGTGCGCTGCACGTCCTCGGGCAGAGCCTGCTGGAAACGACCGATGACCTCCATCATCGGCTTGTACGGATCGTTCTGTGCGGCTGCCGCGGCCTCGAGTCCCTGTTGCTCGTACTCACGACGTGTGAGCTCGCCGAGCGTGTACAGGTCGTTGTTCGCCGCGGCCTCGCGTTTCTGCTGTTCGGCGGCGTCGCGCTGCTGCTGCCGGAGAATCTCCCTGGCGCGCAAGTCAGACCGCGAGCCGATGAAGCCTGACAGCCGCTCGTCTTTCTCCAGGAGCTCGGCAGGCAGGTTCTTCGCCAGCAGCGCGAACGCCTCCTCAGGTGAGCTCGCCGAGCTCCAGGACTGGCGCCACTCGTCGCCCTCGCCCGACTCGGGTGGGGTTGAAGGCCCCTCTCCCCCACCCTCCTCGGTGCCACCCTCGGGAGGTGGCGTGGTCGCTCGCGCTCGACGGGAGGAGCGGGATCGACCACCAGCAGATTGCGCCTCTGGCGCTGCTGCAGCCTCGCGTTCAGCGGTGACTTCCTCGACCAGGTCAGGGTGGATACCGCGGTCTGACTCAGCCACGCTCAGCGCCTCCCCTTCGGCTTTCGGCGAGCCTGCGCGTAGGCGATGGCGACCGCCTGCTTCTGCGGCTTGCCGGCCTTCATCTCAGCGCGGATGTTGGCGCTCATACCCGCCCTGGTCTTGGCCTTCTTGCCTCCGATCAGCGGCACGTTTACCTCTGGACCGAGCCGACCACGGTCGGCGCCTGGAATTGCGGCAACGTGTTCTTGATCTGCGTCAGCGCGTCGTTGGGGTCGATGCCGTATTTCTCCTGCATCGCCTGGAGCACCAGGTTCTGGGTCGACGGCGCCGAGCGCAGGAACGACTGCGAGTCGATCTTGTTCGGCGTCGGCGTCTGGGCGATGAACTGGTCCGCGGTGGTCTGATTCGGCGTCGGGTTCTTGATGTCGTCCACGATCTGCTGCAGGTAGCCCACGCCGCCCTGCTGGTTACCGCCCATCGTGCCCACGCCACCGACCGTGGCCGGCGCCTGGAAACCCGCCGTCGGCTGACCGCTCAGGATGCGATTGGCCTGACCGAGCACCTGAGCCTGTCGGAACGGGTTGGCCTGAAGCTGCGACGCAAGCTGCGCCAGGTTGAACTGCTGCGAATACGCCTGCTGCTGCGCCGCCAGCGTGGTCGCGTTCGCGCCTGGTGCGATGGGCTGGCCGTTGGCGTCGAAGCCTGGAACGTAGCCGAAGATGTTGGCCCAATTCTGCGCGGTCGCGGCCTGCTGCGACGCGATCGCCGCGGCCTGGGCGATCGCCTGCTGCGTCGGTGCGCCCTGCGTCATTCCCGACAGACCGACGATGTTGGTCGCGTTCGCGCCCGCGGGAATCAGCGCCGGGTTGTTGACGTAGGTCATCTCGCCCGCTGGCCCGACCTGGTAGATCGCCCCCGTCGCGGGGTCGCGCAGGAAGCTGCCGGGCGCGTAGCCAGCGGTCGACGGGTTGAACGTGCCCGTCAGCCCCGCGGCAGCCAGCGCCTGGTTGTAATACTGATTCTGCCCCTGGAGCGTTTGCGGCCCACCGGGACCGTACGTCCCCAGGAAGTTGGCGTACTGGTTCAGCCCCTGGAGCGTCGGCTGCCCGTTGTAGGTGCCGGTCACGCCCGCCTGGGTGATGCCGAAGTTCTGGTTGTACTGGCGAACGCCCTCGTTGAACTGGTCGGTGTTGAACTGGAAAATCTTGTCCCACTCGCGGACCTGCTCGTTGAACGCCTTCAGGTCGCTCGAGTTGAG